ATGGATGGAGCTCTTTTCAATTAGAATACAGCGCACTTTTCAATTAGTATCTACAGCCATTAATTAATAATTCATCCATAGACTATAATTTTGCTGTATTCTTTTTAACTTCTGCTATATCTCTTTGCATCTGTTGAATAGGTTTGACGATTGCCCCTGTATTTTCTGAAATCTGTACCAATTCAAGATAAGATTGTGCTATCAAATCTCGCGTATCATCAGCGATATTCCTTGTTTCCGTATTTATGGAAAGTAGAGCATCTGCTTTTACTGTCAGTAGATTAAGTGATTGAGATTGAATAATATTTTGATTCTTTATCTCTTCTCCTGCAATCTGCAATGCTGTAAACCTACCGTTCAACTCTTCGCCAGTATCTTGACTCATTGCCTGAAAACCTCTTGATGAAGAAGATTGGGAATAGGACTCCTGTGAAATCTTGTCATATCCGGTTGCGGCAGCAAGCTCGTCACGTAATTTCATGGCTTCGTCAACATACTGCATATATTCATCTTGCAAGGCTTTCCTTTCCTCTTCGGTCAGCTCGTTATCCTCCATGCTGGCACCAAACTTTTTCCACCAATCCTCCAACTTTTCGCTGTATAACTCACCAATCTTATTGGAAAGCATGGCACGCATGAAGTATTCTGATATATCTTCCGATGCTGCCTTCGCATCGTATTTCATATCCATAAGATTGTCAACAAAACTATCATACATAGAATCAAATGACATTCCAGTCAGACCCTCGTAAAGTTCATTCGTCAGTTCTTCCAACGTACCAGCTTGATCAATATAGTCATTCAACTTATCAGTCAGACGGTCACCGTATCCACCTTTGCCGGTATTCTGAATGGTTTCCCACATATCGACTGTCTCACGAAGCATTTTCATTTCTTCTGGGGTAAGATTCCAGATATCACCATTCCAATCACGGCCAATCTTGCCGCTCAGACGGTCTATCTGTTCCTGAGAAAAACCGCCCCAATAGTAATTCCAGCTATGATGAGAACCAGAATAACGTGCTTGTTCCTGCGCTATACGCTTGTAATTATCAATAGTTTCTTTTTGATACTTATAAGCATCCCGGTATGCGGCAACAGACTGCGTTCCCTTGCTTGCCTTCATTTCGTCAGTCAAGTCTTCAATGGCAGTTTGTAACGTTTCGTTACGGTCTGTCAACCTGTTAATGGCTTCTTCGACCTCTTTTTTATTACCGCCAATACCAAACCAAGACCTAAACCCACCGAAAGTTACTGTATTAAGGATATTACCTATACCGTTCTTAATAGAACTGAATATCTGAACAAATATGTCCCCACTAAGAATATTATCCAAAATTCCATCTACTGCGTTAAGAACTGTATCTATGATTGAAGAAACGAGAGAACCTATGCCATCTTTCAATATATCAAGAATAGAAAGTATAGCAGAAATAATTTGTCCTATAACCCCTGCACTTGAAAGTGTTTCTGATATTTTCCCAACGGCACTGCCAATCTTACCTCCGATATTCAATTTTGACAGCCCGTCAAGCATATTTTGAATCCCCTCAAAAGAACCTTTCAGAGTTCCGCTTGCAAAGCCGTGCAATCCGCTTGCCACTGCGTTCAATCCCTCGATGGTATCTTTTGAGGATTTCTTCACACCCTCACCAAGATTTTGCAATTCGTTTGTTGCATCTCTGTAATTTGAATCGGCGGCGGTCACTCCAGACTTGGCAATGTCAACAGCTAATTTTTTCTTCTGAATTTCAGCTTCATTACCATCTTTCACGGCCTTTTCATAATCTTCCTGCGCCTTTTTCAAGTTAGCGTATGCAAGATTTTGTTGCACTTCCGCATCCCTTACCTTTGTCACAGCATTACCGAGTTGAACCATCTGTTCTTGAAGCTGCTTGAAGTTAAGGGTACCATCTCCACCGGGGAGCATTCCTTCAATCATTTCAATGGCATCATAAACAGTCTTCTTGTCGGTTTCATCTGATTCCTTGAATTTGTCAGTCTTTACATATATTTTTAACTCACGTAGAAGATCTTTCATCTGTTCACCAAGCAATCCTGTCAAATCCCCGAAAGCAGCCCCCCAGTCAATTTTCTGCGACAAAGCACTCATATCAACTTGATGAACGGCAGAATCCTTCTGTCTTTCCAAAGACAGTCTTTCGCCTTCGCTCTGTGCATTGCGTATCTTTTCGGCGTATTCTTCGGCTATAGCAAGTTTCTGTTGTTGAAATGTACCATATTCTTTCAGATAGTCACGCATTGCCTCTGCTTCGGCACGGTACACCTCTTCTTCAGCTTTCTTGCGTGATTCAACATTCAGAGCATTTGCTTTATCAATCTCCGTCTGTTGCTCTGCGGTTAGACCATTGGAATTTATGCTCGTGTTTCCAGCTTCCTTATTTACTTTGGCAAGTTCTGCCATCTGCTTTTCAATGGCTTGCTTCTGCGCCTCATGGTCGGCTTTTATTTGTGCAAGCTTCTTTTCTGCTCCGTCCTCCATCAATGAAATTTCATCCTGCTGGTTCTTGCGCTGTATGGAAAGAAGTTCTTCATCCAACTTTTCCTGATTCTCCTTCTGCTTCTTCGCCAGATTTTCCTGTCTGGTCAATGAACTTCCGGTTACTCCTCCCAGCTCCTTGTATGCCTTTTCGGATGTTTCCATCTTATCTTTGGCTTCTTTCACCTGTTTCGATGTAGCCGTCTGATCTTTGATTAATGCTTCATACCCTTTTTTCGCTTTCTCCCATTCGACTTTAGCATTTGCCAAATCTTCTTGATATGTAGTTTCTTGTGTTTCCTGTCTGTTCTCAACTTCCAATTGGGTATTGATTTCTGACAAGACATCTTTTCTTGCGTTTGCCAATTCATTCTTCAGGTCTTCGATACGCTGTGCCTGAACCTTCATTTCGGAACGGTTGTTTTCCCTTTTAGCTAAATTATAAGCCCATTCCGCACTCTTTACCTGTTGTTCCAAAGATTCGACTATAGCCTGTTTTGACTGTGTTCTGGATTTTACGACCTCTTCATTATATGCTTTCCAAAAACCTGTCAAATCTTGTATATGACCTTTCTCATCAACATATTTCCTAAAGAGTGCCGGATATAGTTCCTCAATATCTTTTAAAGCTTTAAGTTTAGTGGTCTCGGCTTCCACCTCGCTATTAATGGTGCTAACAAGACCTTCCAAAGTACGTTTCCGATCTTCTTCGTCCGTGTTGAGTTTTTCTATTTTCTTGTTGTACGAGTCCAAAGCACGTTCAGCAGATGTTGTGCTGTCGGATAATGCCCACATGGCAGCTCCAAGCCCTACAACCGCCGTTGCCAACAACACATAAGGATTGGTAAGCATTGCAGCGTTTAAAGCTAACTGCGCTTTTCGTGCCAATAAACGGGCATTGGTAAGTCCAATCTCCACAAGAGTATGTTTACTTTCGGCAGCAGTAACAAGCATCACTGCGGTCCGGTATGTACCATAAGTAACCACTAATCCAGCCAAGATCTTACCTACTGTTTCATAATTCTGAATCAACGAAGTTGTCATTTGAATACCGTCCATGATAACACTTTCCGACTTTGTTCCCAATTCGTTAAACACGGAATCCAAAGCATCCTGCATCATAGACAACTGACCATTGATAGTCTTTGAGGCATTCTCAGACATATTATAGAACTTACCACCTGCGGAAGTTGCATCAATGAATGCCTGTTGAACCATTTCAGCGGAAACAGCACCTTTGGACATTTCATCTTTCAAAGTTGCGATAGATTTTCCGGTCTTTTCGGAGATAATCTGTAACGGGTTGAATCCAGCGTTTATCATTTGATTCAAATCCTGCCCCATAAGTTTACCCGCTGCTGACATCTGTGAAAATGCCAAAGTTAGCGAATTGAACTTACTGGATTCCCCCATAGAAATATCACTAATGGCTTTCAAGTATTTGATAGTGTCTTCTGCTTGTATGTTAAATCCAAGCATCATCTTTTCTGCTCCAACCATATCTGACATAGTAAGTGGAGAAATCTTAGCCAGCTCCTTGATTTGCGGAATCAGTTGTCCTGCCATATCCTTTCCAACCATAGTCTCAATAGCGGTCTGCATGGATTGAAATTCTCCACGAACACGAATCATTTCAGAACCTAATGCCTTTAATACTCCAGCACCACCAATAACCGCCAATGCTTTCTTCCAAGAAATAGCGATACCGTTGTTACTCTCTACGATTTCCTTAGCATTATCATTGTAAAGGGCGTATTCATCCCGAAGTTTCTTTACGGAAAGACGCGCTTCGGCTTGTTGTTGGGTTAATCCAAATAAAGCTGCCTTTTCTTCATCAAGAGCTTTGCGGGCAGCATTGTATTCTTCTAACTTGCTATTTGCTGATAACGGATTCCTTTTCAATGCTATACGATAAGCATCCCCAAGTCGTTTTACATCCGCTTCAATATCCTTAACTACCGCTTTTTGAGCAAGAATCTTCTCTGTGAATCCATTCACGGCCTGGGAAGCATCGAAGATTTTCCTTTTGAATCCCGTTTCCATCTCCGCTCCAGCTTTGGCTGCATTAGTCACCAACTCATCCAATCTTTGGTTGGATGCAGCAAGTTGGGCATTCAAAGCCTTGAAAGCAGCAGGAGACTGCGTGCCATCCATGCTCATTAACTCTTGTTTTAACTTCACAATTTCATTACGGAGCCTTACAACTTCTTCCCAGTCACTACCTACCTTAAAATATAATTTCGCCATATCTATTTCTTTTTCCTACGATTAGCCAATTCCTTACCACTGATTCTATTCACTTTTTGACCACCATATACTGCGTGTAATTTATCCCGTTGCATCATCAGCAAATTCCGATAAGGGATAACCTCAAACACTTCTGTATAACTCAAATGAAGCGTGTCAATCAAATGGGCTATCTGCCCGAAGAACGTTGTGTTTCCTACTGTTTCGGTCTTGCTGCCAGCATCGACACGTTCCTCATCGAGCTGACACACTGAAAAGCCGAAATATCCATCATAGAGAAACAGACTTCCAAGGCATCTTTGACTTCTTCAAAAGTGCCGTTCTCCAATTCTTTGACCAAACTATCATTCCCGCAGATGAAGCATGAAATACCTTTCAGCATATCTTCAGTAGCTTCAGGAAGCTCTTTAATAGCTTCCATGACATTATCTCCAGTCATGCCGATATTGGAAAAATGATGAATGGCACGACAGATAATTTTAATTGTAGGAGGTTTAATGGTATAAACCATCCCTCCTATCTCCACATTCATGAAATCCAGCCCTAACAAAGCATCAGAAACCGTTTTTGCTGCTTGATTCATATTCTTAAACTAAAAGGGGGAATGGTATATATCCATCCCCCGGTTATCACTCTTGTGCTTTTACCAATGTTATCTCTTTTTTAAGAGTGGTATCAACTTCAGAAGGAGTGGTTTTAATATCTCCTGACTGAGTGACGTACCCCACTTTCGACACTTCATAGTGAACGGTAGCCCCAGCATTCACCTGCTTTGACTTGACCGTTACACCGTCCAACTTTACGGTCGCATCGGAAGGAGTAGGTACAATGGTTACTGTAGTTCATGCCTGCAAAGCTTTAATCTGCCCCTCTTCGTAGTTATACTCAGAAGAAACGCCTTCAATTCCCGGTTCCTGCACCAAGCCTTTTACAGCGATTGCAATTGCCTTATCCGTATTGGCTTCACGGGAAACAATACGGCATTTTGGGAAGATGAACCAGACATCATCATCGGTCAGACAGAACAATGCTTTGTTGATAATAACTTTATCCAAAGCACGCTTCCAACCCACATCTTTAGATGTTGCCTGAATAACATCGCCACCCATGAACGCTTTCTTGGTCTTCCAGTCATATTGTCCGATAGAGAAAGCGGGCGATACTTCTCCCGGCACATCATCGTAACGGTAATTCTTTCCCGTTAATTGGTTCTTGTACCCAGTAACGGAGGCTTCCGTTTCCTCAATCTGCCACGTTTCCCCGTGTACATTCAAGACCTCATCTTTGGCTTTGATAGCGGCTTGAATCAAAGTCTTTGCGATTTCGGGGGTAATGTCTGCCGTTACCTTATCAATATCGGCAAACAAGATTCTTTTTATTCCTACTGCTGAAATCATAATCTTATAGTTTTACATTTATTACTTCAAATAAAATTCTCACATTCACGTAATGGCATTTCAAAGCTGTATCCGCTTCCGCGCCAATTGATTCGATAGAGTAACGATAGGTTGTACCGTCATAGGTGCTTACTACATCATCAAGCAGCTTGTCAGCCTTTCTTTCAAGTTCGTTAAGCCGGATTGTGTTCGCTTCATTCTCGCTTAAATTGGGTACACATAGATTCACTTCTGCGAAAGATTTCTTCCAATACTTTCCCGGCTGTTGTTTCTTCGTGTGGATGACAATCCTTTCGGACTTCAATTCACCCGTCAGCGTTTCCCCGTTGGGTACTATGCTTATTCCGAAAGCCTTGCAGTCCCGGTAGAGAATATTTCCTATGTCGGTAGTTACTATCATACTAATGCTTCGATACGTTGGTTGAGAATGTTCAGATACTCACCCATATAATCGCGCTGTTGCAGAAGCAAATCACGTTGGTGTTCGTCTTTTACAACTTCTTTAAACTTGGGAGTGTCTACAAAAGCACACAGTTTACTAAATCTTTCAGCCAAATCCTGCCGTTCGATAAGTAAGCGGTCTTTGAATGTTTCAGCCACCTTGTATGCCTTTTCAAACACATCTTTAGGCGACCAACTCTCGTAGCCGTCTTCGTATACCACCTTGTATCCTTCTTCCACTTGTTCCATAGTTCTTGGAATAGCATCAGTGGGCAGATATACCTTACCACCCTTGCGAATTGCAGGTGTAGCCTGAACTAACTTTGTACCAATATACTTTTTCATTTTTCAAATTCTTCTTTTAATCGTTTCTCCGCAAATAAAGCAGCACTACTCAAAACATCATACCCTTTAGATTCTACGAATGATGCGTATTCCGCTTCGTTTTTCAATGTCAAACCGTCTTTATCGACATCGTAATCATTGGACGTTCTCAAAGTGAGTGTATGGTCTTGATAATCCCCATGTTCCTCTGCGTACTTCACGGCTTCATCGCCTACATCAATCATCTTCTTTTCGACCTCCCATTCTCCTTCATCGAAAAAGGAGTCGACATCTGAGAAATCGAAATCTACATCCATAATTCCGAGTAGTTAAAGTAGTTTGTACTCTTCACTGTATAAACTTCGCCTTGACCTCTTACGCTATCACCATCCATGCAACGTACTTCATCACCAGCCTTGACAGTAATTCTCTTCTCGCATACCACATGATAATTCGGACGATACACAGAGCCGTTATCAGATGAAAACTCTTTGGTAGTGTTATCATCACAACGGCATTTGCACACCTCCTGCCAGCTTTCACCACCTGTTCCGGGAATAGGTCTGCCAAACTCATCCTTATCCATTGGGGTGATAACTTTTACCTGCAATATGTGTGGAGCGAATATCATAAGAAAGTCACTTTAGGTTTGTTACCCAGTTCGTCTTTCAAACCGTACCGCTTGCACAGAAATGAATAGTAATCCTTAATGCCTTGAATGTTCCAAGACATAGAAAAACCGCTTTCGCTGATGGAAGTGGCACGAAGCAATAGAGAGGGGATGAACTTCGCAATTGCCACCGACACCCGTGTTTGGCAATCCTCGTTCATCTCACCCCCTCCGCTTATCTTTGCGTTCAGACATATATCGAAAAGGTCAGCCTCCGACAAGTTAACGCCGAAGGTCTGAAACTTCTGTAATATATAATCGTTTACTGTCATGCGTTCATCTCACTCAAATCGAAGTTCACAATCAGGTTCGGGTTCGCAATCTGCGGAATCCATTCGGCTGTGTATTCCAGATAGCGACCATTGCCGTCCTTGTAACCTGAAATCAGCATATCGCCATCTGCCTGAGTGTAATTACGTCCCGGTACACCATCCACAGCTTCATAAGGAGTGTGGAAGCGCATATAACCGATTTTATCCTGCGGAAGCAGGGAAATACGACCATCTGCATAAATGGGGATATTCTTACCTGTTTGGTCTACCACATAATCTTCCTTGATTTCAATAGCCGGAAGTCCGATACCTGTAAAAATGGTAGAAGCCAGTTGCGAGGTGATAAGCCCGGTAGACATATACATTTCATTGCCTGTAAGCTGCATTTTGAACTTATCTCCAAATTCACTTGAACCGATAATATTCTTGATGAATGTGCCACGGCTCATAATCATCTTGGGGAATGTGCCGTAAATAGATTTCAGCTCATTCAGTTTCTGCTGCAAGTAAGTGACGAAATAGTCTTTATCCTCTGTGTCCGGCTTGATAAACTTAAACGGCAAGTCGATGTTCAATAAGTCAATTCCTCCGGCATTGTCGTCCTTGTTCTTCACGCTTGCTGCTCCAGTCATCAACAGAGAGCCTACGATAATGTCCATACGCTTGTGCGGTGCCAGCAATACCTGACGGTAATCGTCATAGATGAAGTCCACGATGTCACGCATGGCTGCTTTCTGGTCTTCCGGTTTGGCGGCATTATACTTATCTATCAAGTCCTGCAAGTCAGACAAACGGTCGATTGAGATTTGATAGCGGTCACCCAAATAGGCAATCTCACCATATCCGGAACCGATATTCCTGCGTTCACGGATAGGCTTTTCGCCATAACGGGAGTTGATGGAACCAGCCATCACGCCAGTAACCTGACCGATGTAGTCTTTAAATACACGAGTAGTAGTCCTACGGAAGCCCAAATACTGCTGCCAATAAATTGTGTCCTTTCTTGTCTTGAGGACACGCTGAATCACTGCATTTACAATGTTCGGGTCATTAAACAATGTATGAATAGTTAGCATCATATATTAGTCCTCCTTTCTTTATTTTGCCATTATACCTGCGTTTTTCAACGCTGTCAATAATCCGTTAAAGTTTTCTACCGACACCGTACCAGATGCATCATTCACTTTGGCTGCCTGCTTTACACCTCCAAAAGCAGAAGTCGTAGCTGCTGTTAAAGTATACTTGTTAGCTTGTGCTGCAACCCCATCCAATTTGGCTTTATCTTCCTTACTCATCAAACCGTCCTGACTAGAAGAAGCCTTAGGAATAGATACGGCTTCTTTTTCTTGTTTGACATCCAAAGCGTTAAACTGGAAGTGCGGCATATTCGCCTTGTCAATATCTGCGAAAGGCATTACCAGCTTGGTCGGTTCGATTTCAAACGCACGCATCAAAAGGGAAACCAATACTATGCCATCCTCTACCTGCTTCCTTTCATACAGAGCTGAATTTGCGATAACTTTGGGCGTTGTACCGTCTGCGGCTGTCGCTTCGTAAAGAACTGTTCCAGCTTCTAGATTTTCTCCAAAGTCTGCCGCTAACGTCAGCTTATCAAAAGCTTTGTCAGCCTTGTCAATAGCGTTGATTGTCGCTCCATGCGCACCGTTACCCAAGTGCATACCTTTGTAAGCCAAAGAACGTTTCTTGATTTTCAATGTGGTATTGGAGCCTGTTGTAAACTTCTCATATACTTCCACACGGATAGCCACTTGGGATGTTTTCTTCACCAAGTCAGCTGCAATCGGTGTGAATGAGGGCAAGTACGAGCCGACAACGAGGTTGGTTGTGTCCAACTTGTACGGACCTCTGCGTCTGCGTCCGGTTTCTACGTCGTAGCGTTCTTCCTGCTCAACTTCCGGTTCAAGATTATACTTAAATCCTGCTGCCATAAAATCACTGTTTTTGTTGTTCTACAATTTCTTTAGTGTCGTCTGCAATCATTTTCGCAAACGCCTGAGTCTCATTCTCCAGTTCTTTTTTTGCTGTATCTGGAGGAACTACACCCTTAAAGCCGTCATTCGCAAACTCCTGCTTCAAGTCCTTGAAGTATGCGTCCAAGTCCTCATCGTCCTTAATGGCGCATCGTTTGGCGTAGTTTTCGGGAATACCATACTCCTTTGCCTTTGCCAAAATCTGCTGGCTACGTGTTGCTTGAGCCTTTTCCGTTTCTAACTGTGTTAGCTTATCAGAAAGGTTCTTGTTGGAGTCAATTAAAGCTTGCGCCCATGCAGGCACATCGTCTTTATTCTCTTCCGTTTTGGTGGTTGTGGTAGTCTCGATTGGCTTACCGTCTTTAAGGTTATGCTTCTTCTCGTAGTTGGAAACTGCGGTCTTGGAAGCATCCCCGGCACGGAAATCACCATAGGAATTAAGCACGTCCGAAAAACTGATACCCTCAACAATAGAGTTTACCTTTGTCTCGTCCGTTATACCCTCTGCCTTTTTGGTGGCAATACGGGTAAGAATAGCAGTGTCCACCCCAGTAAACTTGGTTTGGAGGCCCGCTAAGATTTGTTCTAAAATTGTCATACTGTATGAATTAAAATTTGAGATTCAATTTGCAGAAGTAAAAATACCGCCAATACAGATGATTAGTAAATATTTAAGCTTCCGATTCACGACAATGAGTTGATTGTCGTGAATACGGTATAAAAGTAAGGAGGAAACAATTAAAGGGGAAATAATTAGGTTGTATAGCATTCACTAAGAAAAGGTTGTGAAGAAATCAATTTAAAATTCTATTTTTGCTGTAAAATAAAGTAACAGTATGGACTATATAAATAAAGGAACTTGTATTTTTTGTGGTAAAGATGTAACTCAAACGACATTTAAAGAGAAGCCACATACTATGCCAAAAAGTTTAGGTAGCATAAATATTGGTGTTGATATTTGCGATGAATGCAATCACTATTTCGGTCAACCTGACGACTTTGTGTTTCCTAAACTTTGTATAGAAGTTTGTGTTAAAGAAATATTTGGACTACCAAAAGCCTTGCTTAACAGAAAAGATAATTCAGAAAGATTAAAGTCAATATATTTCGAATATTGGAAGTCAAAAAGAAAAATAGTTCTCAAATCACATTTTAAGTTTAATGATAGATTTCTAACAACATTTGCAAGACAATTCAAGAGAGGAATATATGAAATGTTCCTTCAAGAATATCATAAAATAACAGGTAATGGATTAGACAATCGATTTAATCAAATTAGGAGATTTGCACGTTATAATATTGGAGATATTCCTTTGTATTATTTAGTCAATAATGGAGTTTACTTAATAGAAGAAAAATTTTCATCTCCTAAGTTTTCCTTTTCCGATTCACAATTTAATGATATAGAAACTTATGGATTTTATACATTAATATTGTATGGACAATGGTTCTTTTTAGAAGTTACCCCAAGAGCTGAACTATCTCGTGAAATTTATTTAAAAATGCAATGTGAAAAAATAAATGTTGGCGGATTTGTATATAGAGATTTAATTGAAATAAAAAGAATTACGGATATAGATTTTAGCTTAAGAAGCTTGTTTGGAGGTAAGTTATTTTAGGCGTGAAACCGAATGAATCACGCCTAAAATATATCACATCAAAAACTTATACTTATACACCTAACACTATATTAGCATCAATATTTAGCTTCCGGCTTATCTCACGAGCAACTTTTAAAGTAGGTTCACATTTACCGGATATATAATCACTTAGCCGTGATGGGCTGACACCAACCAACTTTGCAAGTGATTTTTGATTAAGCCCCATTTCGTACATACGAAGTTTAAGAACATCCACAAGTGTTGGTTCTCCCAATGCAAAATGTTCTTCGGAATAATCAGCAACCAAATTAGAAAGAAGCTCCAATTCTATGCTATTTGGGTCATTCAAAGGAGTATCATCTTTCACTAATGGAAGAAGTTCCTCTACTCTTTTCACCGCCCATTCATATTGGGCTTGATTTTCTATCTTTGTCATAATCCTAAATATTAGCGCAATCTATTTTATCATATTCTTTATGAGTACCAATAAAGCGAATATACACAAACTGAATAGTGAATTTAATCACTACTACCAAACGATAGTTATTGCCTTTGATATTGAAAACATAGTGTTGATTACCTACATTATCAACGCTATTAAACGTTTTCTTAATATCGGCAAAACAGGTCCACTTGCTTCTTTTCACAATGGTAGTCCATTCTTGCAAAGCGACCTTTGAATCGGGATGGTTCTCTGCATATTCTTTTAATGCTTGTTCGGTAAATATTCTCATTGGTTACTCAATTATCGTGTGACAAAAATACATATATAATTCTATAATTCAAAATTATATTCTAATATTTACAATTTAAAGAGCAAAAAAATAGCGGCAACTCCAAAGAGTCACCACTAACTATCCTATTTTCCCTATCAAAAAATTATAAATCCCGTAATTTTTCTGACTAAGAGGCGTTTTTCTGTCCCTTATTTCCGATTTGCTCATTCTTTGCCACCTGTTCCTCTTTGATTTCCTTCAGCTCTTCATCAATGCGATCCGCGTTCCCAGCAAACATAATGCCCTCACGTCTTGACCATACACCACCACTAACAGCGGAGACAGCCGTAGTAACCTTATCATTCAAATCATCAATCATATATGGAACCAGTTCTGTTTCTATGTCAATGGTCTGCGATGCCTTGCTAAACTCGGTTGGATTGATAGAGCCTAAAGCGGAAACAATGAAATTTACTCTCCGCTGCAAGAACTCACCGATAACCTCACCGTGATTTTCTACCGCCATATGTGCACCCATAAACATGAAGCGGAAAGCAGTGCCGGAAGCCTTGCCTATGCCTTTCAATGTCTCAAACGATATTCTTGGAGTGTTTGACATATCATAAGCCATATTAGTGAGTGTTTCTGCTTCAAAACGTACCGTATCCGGAACTTGGTTCCACGTCAGATACTGGGCATCCGCACCTTCACCTGTAAGTTTGACCATTCTATCCTTAACCTTACCCATGAAACCCTCTACATCTCCAATTAGCTTCAGCAGTGGGAAGAAATGGTAGTCTATACAATCAGCATAATTAGATAACAGTTTTTCCAGCCGGACACGGAATGTCTTTATCTTCTTGCAATAAGGTTCAGGACGATAAGCATAAAGAACCGGTAGTTTTGGGAATCCATGAGCAAAAGGCGTTCTTTCTTCATACCCTTTAGACAAATCCCATTGATAAACCATTTTGTCCGTGATAGTCATAAAGCAGGTGACCTCCGAATCATCCATGAGCTTCTTTTTATACTCACGTGAGAAAGCAATCATTTTACCTTCGTCGTTAAAGAACGGGTATAGTTTATCACCTCTGAATGGAGACCATAACACGCTTTTCAGTTTCTTGGTGGGCTTGACCTTCCCCCCGAAGGTAGTCTTTATTTTCTTCCAGAACTTTGCCCAAAACGAATCATCATCGGTAACATACCAATATTCTGCCGCTTCCTGTTCGGATAACCAAGCACGGACAATCTTCTTGTTCTGATACTTGATTTTATTGGACTTGAATACGGCCTTTACAGCATCAAGCAGCTTCTTTTCGTCATCATCAGTCGGAGTGCAATCTATGGAAGGCTCAGTACCAACAGTGAAAGCAGTTTGAATGTTCACTATATCTTGTTCCAATGGAATGGAAATACGGTTCACCGGTTCAGTCTTATACTTTGCTTCGATTTCATAAGTCTTACCAGTTTTTTCATCGAAGTGTTTCTCTGCTTCTTTTTCAAGAACCTTTCTGTCCGGATACTTCTTTTTGTCAACCATGATTTCATGGCGTTCCGGATTCCAATCGTCCCAAAGTTTACAACGGTCGGGAAGTTCAGTTTTCCTACCTTTCTTCAGGTAGTTTATCTTCTGCCCGATGTCAGGGAGTGCTAATATTTTTTCTAAATTCAATGGCATAATCTATAATTTTAGTGAGTAAATATTCCTGTTAAATCTTTCGGTTTCTGAATCTTACCAAGAAGCTCACCCAAAGCCCAATACCTTGCAGCATCAATGCAGTTATGAACAAGAACTCCATTGGCAAAATATTCATGTTCACCTTCAATGGTCAAATCATATACCTCGCAATAGCTTTCACTTATTGTTTTTACGTCTGTTACTTGCTTGCAGTTTATGTGCGCATTCTTTTGAACAGCATTTGGGCTTAAGATACTTGTTCCCCATGAATGTGATTCCGCAGTATTGGCACACCATTTCTGTCGTACATTTAGGCGAGGTGTACTGCCATTTGTGATGGCATTTCTTTGAGCAAAATCGCTGATGAACATTTGTTGCTGTGAATCGTCCGCCACATTGCTCGCACACTCTCTCTTCGCTCTGTAATCGGGCAATTGCCTTAATTCTTCTTTGATTCCAATTTGATTTTGTATATGCGCCTTTTGTGTTAAGACCCATTCTGACAATATTGTCAATTTTCTCCGGATGTAGCCTATTATGTTCACTTCTTGAAACCGCTTCAAGGTTTTCAATCGAGTTATTGAGCGGATTGTGGTCAATGTGGTGGATAATCTTTCCATTCGGAATTTCCCCATGATAGAATTTGTAAACGGCATGATGCAGCATCTCGCTCTGTTTGTTTCCGTGTCCAAATTTCCAATAGTAATAATTGGGGTGTTTCCCATTTGGATACCGTTTGTACACTCTCCCGTTAAATTCGATAGAACAAACAACTTGTCCCCTTTTGTTAATTTTCCGTACTTCTTCCATTTTCCGTTTGCGTTAAATTTATGTTCTAAGGTAGCAAAAAATGTTCGTTTTTCAAAGCCTATAAAGACTTCTTTTTCAATTACTTTTCTTACTCCGTTATTGTGTTTCTTAAGCACTTTTTTATAACCATTTCGTGTAAGAACATAATCCCCGACCCGAATATCCTTGATAGGAATATCGCCATTTATGGTAGTAATCAGTGTGTCTCCACGAAAGCAGTGGTTGTTTGCATCCACTGGAGTGTTTATATACCTTCCGTCTTTATCTTTATCCCATACATAATTCCTCAGCTCATTTTGCAGGTTGTATGAACGCTTGGTTACGAAAATTTCAAGACTTTGCATTTTGTCAATTCCTGCATTGATTGATCCAGCACCTTTTTCGACGGCATATATCCTTATTCCCCCGTTATGGATTTCTTGTATCAATCTCGGATCTGCGCTATCGGCAATAGTTTTCATGCCCCAGGGTCTAAGCGATTTGACTATATCGGTTGAAAGCAATCCGGTTCGGTAATCTACTTCGTCAAGATATAGTCTATTATCCCATATTCCGCACCTAACTATCGCTGTGGGGTCCATGCTATACCCAAAGTCCAGCCCTATGCCAACTTTTTTGCATTCAGCCGGGAACTCGTCAACAATTCCCCACTTCTTGAACACAGCACCTTCTGCAACGTCAGCCCACCGGCCGATAACCACATGAGCATACTTTTCAGGATTACTCACCTTCATATCTTCCACCTCTTTCAGGAACTCAGGAGAAAGGTTATCCAAGTTATCAAAATACGTAGTATGGATATGGAGCACATTCGGATGAGTGGAAATCTGAACCTGCACACCGTCAATCTCTACCAGCTTGTGAGTTTTCTCAATGTATTTCTTGTAGATGAAGTGATTGGAATCGCATGGGTTCATTATAATGATAATCCGGTTCTGAATACCCTTCTTGCGAATGGAGAGCATTATCTTGTCGAACTCATCTTCGCTTGTCCACTCTTCCGCTTCATCGCAGACAAAAGTCGTAATGCCTTGAATGGATTTCAGTTTTGCTGTCTGGTTCCCGGAAGAAGTCTTGATACCCCGGAACATGATACGGCTCTTAGTCATCTTATTGACTATGTCCGTCTTTGTGGTCTTGAAATATTTCGTGGTACCGTCCAAATCTATCTTCTCCATCATTTCGGGGATGATAGACATACCGGCAGAAACCATCGTGTAACGGGTGTAAAGAATCTGATGAACTATTTTCTCTACGGGAGTCATTTCAAAAGTCAACCGCTCAATAAAAGTAGAAGCATTGAAAGACTTTCCGCTACCACGCCCACCGGTGATAAGAATTATAAATTTTTCCTTATCCTCATATAATGGATGGTAAATTTCTTGGGGTACTATCATTTTAGCTTGTCTTTAATCCAGGAATCAATGTTGATGCCATGCTCTATGTCTGTTGGAATATCAGCATTTGCAATCTTTTGGTTTTCATCAGCAGGAGATTCACCGATAAGTTCTAATAAATACCTTATAGCGTTCAAATCTGCATCACCCACAGCTTTCGCTATGAGTTTTTTTATCATGGCATCCTTTACAATGTATTTCCGACCTTTATCATCTGTAGTTTCAGCATTCAACGCAGCAATGGCAAACTCTCTTGCGGTTTTCACAAGTTCCTTTTTCTGTCTTCTCGATTCAGCCGAAAGTCTTGCGAGTTCCTGCGCTCTCTCTGTGCTAATGCGTTTGCCTTTCTGCGTTAAATTCTGTTCGTTCGCCATTATTCTACCCCAAATTCTATTTTATCCATAAATTCTTTTCCATCAATGTATCGTTCTTCAAATCCATAACCGAACATCTTCATGAAATTAGCCCTTTCTGTTGGGCTATTAAAAGACAGCACGACATAGCTTAACGTTCCGTTATCCTTTTCAAAGCTATTTTGGTTGCTAATTCTGTCTTTTATCTTTTGCACTTCATTGTGACGTACAATTTGATTTTCTTTTGAATCCTCATAAAAATTATTGGAACGGTTAATGTCTTTATTCTCTTTACCTTCTTTAGTAGCTTCATCTATGGCTGATAATGAATCGTCCAATATATCTTCCTTTCTCCAAATATCATCGTTAATAGAAAAGTCCAAATCACCAATTCCAAGCATATTCAAATCGAAGTCATTCAGTCCGGCAAGGCTATAATCAATTCCATCAAGCATATCTTTTAACATATCTGAATCAAAATCGCCTTGTACGCTTCTGTTATTCATAAAGATATTCTGCTCTTTTTCAGTTTTTTCGTCCATGTGAACTACTTCAACACGAATCAAATAATCATTAGTTCTCGTGTCAGGATTGTATTTATTTACTTCATCTATCACTGAAATACGTTGATGACCAGAAACAAGGTTGCCAGTAACCTCATTCCATACGATACCACCAAGCAACCCTACACGCTTTAGGTTTGCTTTCAGGTTCTTTCTTGCTTCTTGTGTTATTTTGCGAGGATTGTAGTTAGCGAAGTTTATATCACTCCGCTGTATTTCTCTACTTTCCGGTTGAGTTATTTTGTTCTCTTTCATAATCGAATATTAATTTTTCGGAATATGGGAACTCTTTCAAAATGCGTTTATAATCATTGGGATATTTACTACGCATTAATAGCATCGTATTTAAATCAATAGTAAATCCTTGACTTATAGCGTTTGCATCATAGATAAAAGGTTGTATCAATCCACTTTGCCTAATATATTGAAGCACTTCTTTGTTTGTCCACAATGCAAGAGGATAAACCATGCCTTTATCTGTTACATAGCCGGTTTTAGCAAACTTCTTTAAACGCATCCGTTTCATATAGCCATCTACGCCTTTCATTCCGCTGAATCCGTACATGACGCCTGTCTCTTCTCTTACAAATTGTTCTATTTCACCAATCTTTCTCGGCTTTATAGAACTATCTGGTTCACGAAAAAAGCCCCAGAAATCGTAATAGTCACGCTGAAAATGTCTAATTTTGCGTACTTCTACATTTTTGTAATGATTTTCTGCCCATTTGATATAAGGCTGCACATGGTCTAAATTTGGTATGAGGTACATATAATAGCATATAACCTTATCAAATACACCTGCAAGCATATCCAATAAAGCTATACCGTCTTTACCACCGGCTGAATAAAACAACACAGCAGTGTCCGTTTTATCACGAACACTGCGTATTATCTGCATTGTAAGGGCATACTTGTTCATAGGCTAACCATTTGAACCATTTGCTCCACGAACCCCAAAGGCAACACGTAAGTCATACCGTCTTTGGTCTCTATTTCCTAACTGCGTTGTACCAGCTTCACCGCCACGTCTGGCAACCAATCTACCACCAGCCCCTGCACCGTTCATATTACGGCGCGGTCCCATTGTTCTGTTAATTCTTCTCCTTGTACTACCGACTCAGCTAATAAATTTTAAAATTAAACAATCAAACATTATCTGTACTAAGTATCTTACCCAAATGATACCATACTTGGCAAACAAGATATTCTTTGCCGTTTTCTTCAAATACTTGGTCGTTACCATCTTCATCTGTAAAAATGATAAATTCAGCACTCTTAACCTCCACCGTAAGACGTGGCGCATCTTTTCGTCTGCCATTTATAAGAACCAAAGCGTCATACTTTATTGGTACTACATCCACATCCTTATCATCATTTGGTATATCTTCTTGCCGTTTGTATCTTTTGCCATCGTGTTCAAAATATACATATCTTGTAACATTTGAGGGGTAAACATATCTATGTTCTATGTCTTGTTCACCTTTTAAGATAGATTGAAAACTATCTTTTTTAATCTGTAATGTTAATACATTCATAATCGTGTCATTTTTTTAATTAATACTCAATAGTTGCGGGGGGCTGAATCGAACAACCGACCTTCACCAAGTCAAAGTGAAAAGCTACCACTGCTACACCCCGCGATAGCGCCACTAAGGTACTACCACAACCAAAGATAACGAAATATCTTCAATCGTTATACACGACAATCGGCTTATTGTCGTGAACTAAGCCATTTATCCCGTCTTTCTCTACACGCCTCTAAGGTAGGCGCACAACAAGCAAAGAGTTCACCACTTTCAGTACGGTAATCGTACTGGTACATTCTCACTCTCTTTCTGCCTAACTTCGTTGCGTAGGTAGTGTAATTCTCTTTACCGGGCTGGCATACGCTGCAACCGTTTACATTTATTGAGTTCATAATTCAAGTAATTGTTTCGTTTTATCCACGTCTACAAAACTCGTCCACCCTGCTTTATGCAGCTTTATAGCTGCCTCTCTGATTGTGATTTTGCCACTCTTGACACTTTCTTTCAAAGATTCTAATACATTCTTCATTCTTAATTCATTTTTACGTTCAATCTTTCTTCACTCGTATAAGCCACTACAAGCCCAGTTTCATCATGCTGTATGGTGATGTACTTTTCACCCCTCTCTATAGTAGAGAAGTCATAAGGGGTTACCATCTTACCCAATACCTTGCCCAGTTGCTTCATCAGTGGGGCTTCAGGGCTGATAACTAAAACTAAATCTGCTTTCATAATCGTGTATATTGTGGCAGCTCGAAAGCTACCGGATTAAAACTTAGAACTTCTCGATTTTGAGATTGTCGTTAATGATAAACATACGTCCACACTCTAAAATCACATGTGTCCCTGTAATTCGCTTGATTACTCTTACTACATCATCGTGCGATATGCGTGGCGTACCGTCTGAATGGCAACCATTAGCCAAATCACCTGATACTCTATATCTCAAACCTACTGTAACTTCATTTACGTTCATAATCTTCTATATTGCGCAGGGCTTTCGCCCTGCTGGTTAAACTTATAATATTGTAATCTCTTTATTGCCTATCTCTGTATCTACATTCAGAACCTCGTACTTTTGAGCCTTGTAGTTATAAACGACTTCACAAGTATTGAAACCTCTACCATCTTCTCTTTGGTCATAAACAGTATTTATATGCTGATACATTTTATTGCCTAACATGAAGTTTATTTTACCTGATGTACAGAAGTAAAATGCTACTGCATACTTCAATGTTTTCTTTTCATCAACCTTCTTTGTTGCCATGATCGTATATCTTTTAATTGTTATTACTTCGTTTCTGATGATGCAAAGGTAATGATTAAAATCATACATACAATAAATAAATATACTATTTGTATGATTATTATCATATATTAACAAAACAGCATAAGTATGATTATAATCTAAATATATTTTAATACAAATGACTATATTCAATCAAAACAAGCTGATTTAATTTGTTTATTCGATTTTTACCCCTATATTTGCATCTGATTAAAATCATACACACATGGAAGTAAAGACAATAATCAAGCAGAAAGGCTTCACAATGGAATCCGTTGCAAAAAAAATGGGTATAACAAGGGTTACACTTGCCCAAAACCTTAGTAGAAATCCAACAGTAGGAACATTACAGAAGATAGCAGATGTTATTGGATGCAAGGTTGGTGACTTCTTTGTTGATGATATGGATATAAAAGATGATGCCAACACCATCACCTGCCCCCACTGTGGAGGTAAAATACATTTTGACGGAGAACCACATATGCCGGAACACAAGAATATACGAGGGAAAGAATACTATAAATAAAAAAATATGGAACTAAAAGACTTTATAAAAGAAACACTTAGTCAAATAATAGATGCTGTTTCAGAAACACAAGAAAAATACAAAGATAAACATGTCCTAATTTGTCCCGATGATATTCAATCTGAAAAAGGAGAATATTATATTGACAATGAATCTCATTATGAATATTATAACCGAAAGACCAAAGTACAAAATATAGAGATGGACATAGCTATTTCCGTTACCGAAAAAGAAGGTAATAAATCAGGAATAGGAATCGCCAAAATTATAAATGTTGGTACTTCGTCAGAAAATGCAATACAAAATGAAAGTGTTAGTAAAATAAAGTTTTCCATTCCACTTGTTTTACCAACAAGTAATACAAGAGAGTATTACCAAAAATATGTGAAAGATTAAAAGTAAAGCCAGAGCATTAAACTCCGGCTTACTCATTGATAACCTCATTAAAAGCAATAAAAGCGCACCAAAATGATGCGCCTTCTGTTGTCAATTAGTTCTTGATTTTATATCAGAGCCTCACGGCTAGAATATCAGAATCTGACAGCTTCCATTCTTCTGAGAAGATTATTATATCTCTCTTGTATAAGAGCTCTTTGTTTATCGGAAGCTGTTACAATCTTTCCCTTATATTTCCGCATGACAGATTCATTCATGCCAATTTCCTTTGCAAACTTACTGGCATTTATGAAAGGAAATGCCTCGAAGAATCCGCTTAAATCATATATGTAATCAACAGAATACCCAGACTTATACCACACAGGAAAGTCTCCATGTTTTTCTTTATAATATTCGGCCTGCTCCTCAAGTACGGACATAAAATCATCTTTCGCTTCCTGCTCTGTAAGCCCAAAACCGTACGCTCCGTTCACATCCTCCGAATATACGGAAATACCCCCATCATTCGCCTTTTCGATAATTGCCTTAATCTTCTTCATAATCGTGTATTTTAAATTCGTCAATTAAAGCACCCACCGAAGTGGGTGCAGTCCTTTCACTTCTTTAACCCTGCCTTTTTCAACATACTGTCAAGAGTACCATTGGGTATCTCTTGAGACTGATGTCTGCCAACAGGAATAAAGTAGTCAAAGTCGGGATGAACATATTTATAATGTTTCTTTCCCTTTTTGATTGTCCAGCCAGCTGATTCAATCAATTTGTAAAACTCTGAATACTTCATAAAATCAAAGAACATTTTTAATTGACACTACAAAAGTAACATATTTGTTACAATAAAACAAGCAAAGATGAAGAAAGAAATAACATATTTGTTACTTTTAACACCGTGTACACATAACAAAAGCCGGAGCACTAAACTCCGGCTCATTAATTGATTAGCCCTTTGATTCTTAACCGATTTACGATTTCGGTATAAAGATACTCTATATCCCCGCTGAAATCCCCATAGTTCTGATAGAGAAACACGACATCAGCGCAGTTGTCGGAAATTGTACTCTTGGACTGAACCCCAAGTACCCTTGACATCTCTTCGCGTAACCCAGCTGTCATTTTCCCACCGGCAAGCGAACTTGGAGAAAACAGGTACAGGATAATGAAGATGAACTTCTTCCGCTGGGTAACACTGTCAATATTCGGTGGACATCCTCTCTCATTCAGCAACTCAACGAATATTTTGTAGATTTCATGGATAAGGCTTTTGTCTTTCAAAATTGGGGTGGTCAAGGCGTTTTCTTCCTCTGAAAGTTCTGATTTCTCAATTCTAATCTTTTTAAGGCGAATTATTTTGTTAAAATCCAGTTCCATAACACGATTATTTTAAAAGTAAATAGTATATTTGCATCATAATCGTGTAAGGAAGAGCTGATTCATGGTCGTGCGTGGGTTGGCTCTTTTTCATTTTTCCCCATTCGTGCTGACGAATGGTTTCTTTTCCAAATCATAGCAAGTGATATATACCCGTTTCCCATTAACATCACATAGAGCAAGGGCATATCCTTTCTCTAGTATTTTAACCGGCTGATTGTCGCAATAGACAGTACTTCCAACCGGAACTCTTATAAAATGACGTACTATCATTTGATTATCTTTAGCTTGTTATACCAGCGTGAAGAGAAAGGGAACCACCCGATTAGGAATGATTCCCCGAAAATAGTTACTTTATATAGTTTGCTCATGGCTATTTCTTTTTCAAATTAGACATCACACATTTAATCACTTCATAAATGAAAATAGCAAGAAAAATAGTAGTCCATGGATATTGGTTTATCAGTTCATAAAAATCTCTCATAGTTTTACCTCCTTCCACTCACTTTCTATAATCACATGTTCACACTTATTACACCTATGCAAATAAGTTGGGAATGGTGCCGTTGTATAGTCCTCAACAGCTATTTCTATACTGCCACATTCCGGACATTCTATCTTTACCTCTTTGATACCGGGATAATCCCAAAAGGATAATTTGCCTTTCACGTCCTTAATTGGATTTTCGTAGAGAATAGGGTTAGCTAGTACCCAGTTATAAACTCCTTTCTCTGCCCAGATGGAAGGATGGTTTTGTACACAGTCTATTATCTCGACGCTTCCGATTATGGAGCCTGTACAAAAACTAAAATCTTTCCACTCTTTGTTTTCCGGTAATGCCAATAACTGCTCATTGGTAAGTATTGAATCATAGAAATTATCATAATTCAAAGGTTTACCGCTTGAATGAATCAGTACCCTCTGCCCTAAGTATTTCTTAGGGCAGCTCCAAGTACGGTTCTCAATGTCTTTAATACCATGGACTATCAAAGAGGCCCACGGCTGTTTTATGGTTATTGCTTTCATTTTTTATTGTTGTTCTTTAATATATCATCGAAAGACGGAATAGGAAGCCATGCCAACACGATACTGTTTCCGTGAGTCCATATTCCCTTTATATCTAAATTGTTGCTTCTACGAAACGTTTCTTTTTGAATATATGGTACGCCATAACCCATTGTCAAAACGAAGATTTTTTGTTCTTCTTCCGGCAACCTTTCTTTAACGTTAATCCAAGGCGATTGCTTTGACTGCCACTCTGCACCACATTGAAAATCTTCCATACTATCAGCATGACGTGAAACGTAGGTATCCGCGTCAACTTCTTTCAGAACGTCTTTTCTGAACTTCGTTTTATTAGTAGCATAATCGTATGCTGCTTCTTCTACTGTCTGTTTCATATCTCTCCTTTCCACCTATCCTAGCAGCATATACATTGCTACTAGGAATAGATAATAAATTGTTGTTTTACTCATTACTATTTTGTTTTGAATTAAAGTACAAAGCATTTCACCTTGTAAAACAATCTACCTGGTGAACTCATGGCATAAACGTCTCCGTTGGCAAATTCAATTTTATTGCCTGTGCAGTTGATTATTCTATTATCTTCACTCTCCAATTTAAGAACCTCTTCTTTTGTCATATTTCATCCTCCTCTATTTCAAGTAAAACATTAAGTTCCACACTATCCGTAAATCCATCATCAGGATATACAGTTTCTTTTTCTACATATTCAATCCCGTGAACACGTATAAATTTAGCGTTCTCTTCATCCCAGTTTGATTCTGTTCTATCTGTGAGCATAAATACATTGGCTGATTTAGGCATTTTTTTAAGCTTTTCTATAAGCTCTCCAACAGTTAATGTTTTCATAATTTTATTCCTTTTTAATTTAATATTAATCATCTTCAACGAAAGTGTTAGTCGTGTTTATCACACCAGCAGAATCAACGCTCTTACCATCCCGGATAAACACTTTTTCTCGCATTAACTCTTCATAGTCATATCGTGACATTCCGATTACACACACACGACCATCAACATACAATTTACATTTCATTAATTCAGTTTCTTCTATCGGACCGATAACATCTATTTGAATTGTTCTTTTATTCATAATTCATTCCTTTCTAAATTAATTATTAGTTAATTGGCAGTTTCATAAAACACATCCACATAGTCTTTCCATGTCTTCCAGTAGTATGGCCGAAGAGTGGTTGCCGATTGATGGCACTCAATACTTCCCTAACTGTTATCTGATCCTCATTCCATTTGAAAATCAGAACTCCGTAGTCATCCAGAACACGAAAGCATTCATCAATTCCCTTTTTTATCACCCTTGGCCAATCTTCAGGAAGTTTACCATACTTCTTGGCTAACCAACTATTTTTGCCAACCTTTAGCAAATGGGGTGGATCAAACACTACCAGTTTAAAGGATTTATCCAAAAACGGCATATCGGTAAAGTCCGATACGATGTCTGGGTGGACTTTCAGATTCCGCCCATCACAAAGAATGTATTCTTCGTCCCTAATGTCAGCAAACAAAGCCAAAGGGTTTTTTTTGTCAAACCAAAACATTCTACTGCCACAACAGGCATCTAATATAAGTTTTCCATTTTCCATTAAGCTATTTCTTTTGATTTCTTCAATCTCAACTTTCTCAATACTTTGCAAAGTGCTTCAGTATTTTTTCTCGCTTGTGTAACCTCCACCGCATTCCCGATAAATTTCTTTTGGTCAGCTTGTGTGCCTATTAAAACATAATCTTCAGGGAATCCCATAATCTTTTTGAGTTCCGGAATGCGAAGCATCCGCATTTTAATATCCACTATGCCATACAGTGCCATGAACTCCTTTATCTTCACGGTCATAGGACTATCATTGTCGTAGATTTCAATCGCTACCTGACCGCTTTCTGTTGCTACCAGATAGGGCGGCATCTTATCCATGCGGGCTATTAATGTGAAGCAGGGGCTATCAACAGAGCCGCCAGCACTGTTGAACTGTGGATTCATCAGATAGTGCCATTTCCTGTTTGCGGTAATGGTCTGGGAGGGTTCCTCTATACTGCTACCTACATTTGAGAATGCAGTATTCATTATCCACGGCTGGCATGTTACCAAGTTTTGTTTCGGTGTTGTGGTAACAGCGGGGCATGGCGAGTTTATATCAGACACCTGACCACCTCCAGAATATTGATTCATAAAAAATGGAGATACAAGGGAAAGTCTGTCTTTAGTCAGAAGTGTAGGACAAGGCTGATTAATATCCTTTCCTGTATCCTTAAAGTTATAAGAACACATAAATCGGCTTTCAATTAAAGCCATCCTGTCCTTCGTTGTGACCGTTGGAGCTGGAAGGTCTACCGAATGATTATGTCCATTTCCATAATAAGCAGAAACAAAAACATGGTGGTCTTTGCAGGTGATTGCACCTGCCGGTTCTTCTACAGACACATTCTTGCTTTCGGGATGTCCGCTGAACTGTTTGGAGAGGAAACTTACCTGTACCTTTGCAAAGCGGTTTTCAGTAGTCAACACTCCGCATGGTTCATCAACTGATTTGCATGTGTCTTGAGGGCGAACCGTATTGTAACGGGAAAGGAAAGCATCCTTTCCTCCGGCTACAAACTTGATAAGTCCAGCATAGATACGTTCAAGCGTTTTCTCTGCAAGAGGCTTTTCCCTGAAGATGGTAGTTCCTTCGTCAGAAAAATCAAGAACTTCCTTGACGGGTTTCCATTTTTCCAGCTTAGAAAACATGTCCTGCCTGCCACCTTTACAGTGGGTCGGTTCAGGGAATACTATCGGCAAGCTCTTTTTAGCAAAGATGCCGAAGAAGCGTTTCCTTGTGGTGTAGGCACCGAAGTCGGCAGCGTTCAGGATGCGGTGCTCAAAGTTGTAACCGTACTTCTTGACATTGCGCACCCACTTTTGATAAAGCCGGCCTTTGTCCATGCTGATAGGTTTCCCATTCTCATCCATATCTCCCCATGACATAAACTCTTCTACATTTTCAATCTGAATGTAGTCAGGGTCTATAACATCAATATAACGGAAGAGATGTTCTGCCAACGTTCGGCTGTCGGCATCTCTCGGCTGACCGCCTTTGGCTTTCGAGAAGTTGGTACACTCCAAAGAAGCATGAAGCATTATCATGGCATCAGGGTATAGCTGACGGATACGTTCTACAATAGTGCTTATCGGGGAAAGTTCCAGTGTACGGATATCCTCAATAAAGTGAAGTGCATCAGGGATATTGGCATCATGTGAAAGGATGGCATTCTTGTCATGGTTCACACAGCAAACAACCTTTCCACATCTATTTCCATCCAATCGTGCTTCTTCCACACCTTCGGACAAACCGCCGGCGCCACAAAAGAGATCAATAACAAATAGTTCTATATCGGACAGACCTTCAATGGATTTTAAGATATTTTTCTGCGATTTCATAACTTCTCCTTTTTAAACAGGTGGCTGAACGCATTATCCAAATCCAAGTCTAGATTCAGTTTGGACGGGAAAGATTTAATGTATTCGTACATCTTATAAGCGAGGTTGTCATCATCACCGCATCTGTCAATCAGTGTGAGCAACATGGCGTTCACCATGTCAGAATCATTGCCGAAGTTTTCCAGAGTGGATTCGCTGCAATGATTCACATCACTTTTCAATCTCTTTATCGCGGCTATGGCTGTGTTGAAGTTTCTTTTTGAATCGTGTCTGAGTTCAAAGCCTTCTTTCTTGTATTGCTGCTGCATTTCTAGAAGGTTGGTTTCTAAAACGTCCGTGAGGACAAATACGATGTTGGTTATCGTATTCAGTTTGTCTGTTCCTTGCATAATCGTGTATTCTTATTTCTAATTCGAATGAATCCCCTTCGTTCTGTTTCTTCTAACAGTGGAAAGTCTTCATTCTTGATTTCACATTCTGTTTCGTAGTTCACGGAAGTATAACTTGGGATATTGAACTTTTTCCGGATTCTTACGATAACATCCGGATTTCTTGTTACCCAGTAAACGGTTATTCTCATGGTGATATCAGCATTTTTCTAGCTTCCTCATCTCCTGCATCAGCACGGTGCTTGATTTCAATGTACTCAGCATAAGAGATTCTGTTATCTCCACGCTCCTCTATCTCTTTTTCACGTTGGTTTCTGTATCGTTCACGCTCTTTCCGTTCAATATCTTTCCGACGTTCAGAAACGTAGTCCAGCATCGCACTTGTTATTTTCAATGGATCTATTGAACCGTAGAACCGCCCATACTTCCCTGACTTAAACCGTGCTATGAAAAAACAGATTTCAGCGGCATTTATATAATAATACTCCGAAAGGAATATCTCCGATAGTTCAGAAAGTTGCTCTTTCGCTATCTTGGTTGAAACTTCTGCAAAGTCATTCAATGAACCAAATTGTATCTTTAGCCATTCTATCGGTGTTTCATCCCCATAAGTAGAAGACAATAGCCCTAAACTCGGAATGCTGTCATTCAACGCCAGTTCTGAATGGGTTGCATTACATCTGACAAGTTTGAACTGCAAATCAGGGTTGTAATCAAGAATGAATTGTGCAGGATCGGGATATTTATTCAATAACGCCCTCTGCTTCAAGTTCCTTTCTCTTTTTTGCGGCAGCTTCTCTAACGGTTGTAGCGACTGCAAGAACTGAATCACGTTTTCGCTGCTCGCTATCCTGTTGATTTTTACTAAGTCTTGTCCCATTATAGTTTCCTTCCAATATTTTAGTAAAGTTTGCTTGTTTGAAAATCCAATCAAAGTCGCATTTCCAATTGCGGTCATTAGCTCCAAGTAAGAACGGGGATTGAAGAATGAGATTGAAAACACTCCTCACTGACTCTTTCCCATATTGGGCTATCCGGGCTTTTACAGCCTTTTTTCTCACATCAGTCATTGATCTTATCTGCTGGAGTCTGTCTTTGAATGTGGTATTATAGTATTCCATCAATCCGCTGTAATCAATCTTTTCAGAGGGGGATGGCGAAGAAAGCTTGGCTTTCTTTGATACTCCGTCAGGAGTATTTTCTTTCTTTTGATGTAGAGATATATCTATATACTCTCTTTCTTCTTTCTTTGTATTTGTGCCCTCTGTGTGCCCTGATTTTTGTAAAAGTTCGGATTGCGGTAGATTGTTGTTCATGGGCTGTGCCCCAAGTTGTGCCCTTAGTTGTGCCCATTCGTGTCTTAATTCATTGATTTCCTTTTCAATACCTGTGTCCTTACTTGTGCCCTTGGTTGTGCCCATTGGATTATATTCTTCATATTTACATAAGGTTATAAGGTTCATTCCTTGATTGCACTCAACAGTTATCATACCTTTCTTTCTAAGATGCACAAGAAAGGAACGCACCTTCTTTTCAGACCATTTCCAACGCTGTGACAGAAATCTTATAGATGCAGGATATTGACCTCTTGAATAAGAGATTTCTCGACCTCCGATACTCTCCTTTCGGGGCGTTGCCTCAAATCGTGCAGACTGAATTAAGTCTAACCACGCTTCGCAACTGCTAAAAGTACGGGCTTCATTCCACATTTCATTCGAGAAAAACCTGCGGCTTAGCCTCAAAAATCCTTCGTCCATAGTCTTAGAATCTCACGTTAGTTAATTGCCTTCCGTTAGAAAATACAGCCCACTTACCATTACCGCTATCAAACAACCGTAAATCCGACACCTCTCCGAAACGTTTGATGTTACCGCATAAATCCACAATCCATCCACATTCTTTAGAAGGATGCGGGCGGATGGCACGACCGACTATCTGATACCACATGGCAAGTGACATTGTAGGACGTGCCATAACGACCGTATCAAGTTCCGGATAGTCAAAGCCAGTCGTAAGTACACCCACATTAGCTACTACCGGAATTTCACCAGCTTTGAACGCCTCAAGAATATGTTCACGTTCTTTCTTAGGAGTATCACCTGAAACGATAGCGCAACCGGGTATTGACATCGTTAACCGTTCCGCTTCTTTCAAAAAACGGGTAAAGACCAAAATACCCTTCCGTTTTCCTCCGGCTTTGGGATTCATCAGCCTTTGGACGATATGAACGAGATAACCGTAGAAGTCTATCCGTTCATATTCTTTTTGAACTGACTTATCCGTATAGTCGGCACCAGTAGTATTTACTTTCAAGTTAAGTTCATTCCACCCTGAAGGATTCATTGAATAGTAATCCAACTTCGCCAGATAACCCATATCTAATAGGGTTGATACCTGTACATGATAAATGACCTCTGAAAAGACATGAGGTTTCGTCCGTGTGATAAACTTCAACATAGAACCGAAGTCACGTGAAGAGGACAATCTATAAGGAGTTGCTGTGAGTCCAAGCACTTTGCACTTCACCGCATCGAAGAAGTCCTTGTACATTCCCTCTTTGGGGTTTACCAAATGGCACTCATCAACGATGATGTTTTTGAAGTGGGTAAAGAGTTCGGGGTGATTCTTCACACTGCCGATGGTGGCGAATGTTATTCGGCTTATCTCCTTTGAATTAAAGGAAGCCGAATAGATGCTGCAATCAAGAATGCCGTATGAGCAGAGCTTCTTGAAGTTTTGCTCGAGTATTTCCTTTGAGGGCTGGAACACTAAAGTATGCCCGTCAAGCCTTGCAGATATATCCGCTATGATAAGGCTCTTTCCCGAACCCGTAGGCAAGACCATGATAGCATTCGTTTTCTTCGCCTTGTTATTGAAGAAAGAAACGGCAGCATCAGAGGCTTTCTGTTGGTAATCTCTCAAACGGAATTGCATTTTCTCAATAAGTATTTGATTAATAATTCTTCATTTCTATTATTTCTCCTAAAGTTCTGCCATGCGGCTCCATAACTAAGATTATGCTTTTCGCAAAATTCAGAAAGAGAATACCGATTGCCATCAATATGTATATATACAGTATTAGTTCGGTTTCTAACCTGCTCTTTTCTGGTAGCCCATTTACAGTTTTCAGGAGAATAATTTCCGTTTACATCTTTTCTATCAATAGTAAGCCCTTTTTGATAACCACTATTCAAAGCCCAATTAACAAACGACTCAGGATTATTTTTCCATTCTTCACAGATACCTATTCCCCTGCCTCCATAATTTTTATAGCTTGAATGTTTAGGTGAATAGCATCGTTCTTTCATACATCTAAAAATCCTATAAATATCAGTTCTTGACAAACCGTGCCTATAATTATACTTAGTGATTCTATCTTTTGTTTTACACCCACAACTTTTTGATGTTCCATTTCGTAATCCATAAGCACTAACAGAATGAATAGAACCACAATCACATTGACAGATATAATAAGATTTAATTCCTTTATGGTCTAATCTATCCAAATCCTTATGCAATACAAGCCATCTACCGAACTTATGTCCTGACAAATCAGGCATCTTATTACATGATTTTTTATAACTCATAACCCTTTCTCCTTTCGTAATTTCTTATTAAGTGCTTTGTAATACTTGATTAGCTGTTCGTACTCAAAATCAGTCATTTTGGAAGTACCATCAGCTTTCACTTTCAGCAAGTCAAATTTCTGTTGCCCGATTTTGGCTATCAGATTCACCCGATAGTCTTCCAAATGATCGGCTTTGAACCTGTTGCAGTTGTGCATGGCATAGCCGTTAGCAATGAAAGTACGCGTATCCGTTTCCATCACGACAATCTCCTCTTTACCTATATATTTGATACCTTTCACTTTGGTATCATATTGAGATTTTAGTTTGCCAAGTTTTTCAATATCCACCTTTTCAATTTTATGCGGACGAACACGCATTAAAAATTGGAGCTTCTCTATGTTTGTACCTGTTATAAGAAATTGCCAAGATTGATACGTTTTTTTAAACGTGCCACGCCTATTTGAATCTTCCATCATCTGCCGACAAGTTTTATTATTTCCTGTGAACTTTTCAAGTAAGCGTTTTATTTCAGAGCAAATATCCATGTACTTCTCACATTGGGCTATACCGACACGAAAACCATAGCGTTTCGTCCCATCTGGATTAGAAATATTCTGTTGACAAATATGTCCGTCAGCATCAATCATTCCCGCAATCCATCCGCTTTCATAGGATTTTTCTTGTCGTATTACTTGAAATGGTTTACAGACAATGGTCGTAGTCCTATCTGTATGAGGTCCGGTCTTGTGCTTCCCATGAAGATTTACGCCATTAACCCACATTTCTTGTGTTTCAATCCATGTGTATGAAGTTCCTTGTCTTGCCCTTGCGAGCCATTTATGGTTAGCAGTTGTCTTCATTTTATCTCCATTCTCTAACTCTACCTCATACACATCTTGAATATCACGTTCTATGTGTGTAACCCTTCCAACCCTATATCTTCGTGAAGTTTTATAAATTACTTCTTCGTCAAAAGCAAATATTTCTTCACCAACACTAATTTCACCAAGCTGTTTCCATATAAAATCTTTCATTAAGACGAGAGAATCCGGTGTTAAACAGTGCCTACATTCGGCATGGCAATTATTCTCATCAAACCGTGTTGCCAAATGTGTACGACTGAAATAGTGCCCGCAGTCTGCTTGTGTAAACGGCTTTATCTGTCCGCACGAGATACATCTAAAATACCCGTTTGGCATTGCATCACGAAGCCGGATAAAAAGGGAAAACTCCTTGTCGAGCTTAGCTTTCAAATCCGGCTTCTTCTTTACTGCTATCCCTGCTTTATCAAACAGAGGTAAAGGCTTGTCTTTCTTCTTGGCCTTTGTTCGTTTTATGTAGTATGGCATATCTTGTCATTAAAAATTCTTACTCCGTTATTTTTCGCCCAACTTATGATAGAATCCAGAACCTCATCGTCATCCAGATTGTCTATAATATCTCTAAAGTCATACGAAGCACCAACCTCTTCTTGGAAGTGCCGTACAATACTCGTTTTTAAATCTGTCACTTCTTGCCAACTTTCCATACGTTACAATTAAAAGCCCCGAAGCATATTCTCCGGGGCACAACCATTATTTACTAACCCATGCCATTTATGTGGAGATGGAGCGATTCGAACACCCAATTAAGGACTATATCCTTTTGCGCTACTTCTAAGGTTAATTACCTCCTTATATCTCACGTACCGTACTTTCTACCATGTGCACCTCTCGAAAGTCAAAAGCACTCCACTGCGCACCCCCATTTTCGCCCGCCCCATCTTCACAGACCGGACAGGCAGGTTAACAAAGTTACACCTCAACGATTACAATGTCTGGTGCAATCTGTCTGATGGCATCCAACTGTACATCAATGACTTTATTCTTGTATTCCTCAATTGCTTCATTTGCGCCAGCCGACACAAGAGAAAGGGAAACATCTCTACCGTCTACATCAGCGTAAATCTCAACTTCGATTTCTTCACAGGCAAAGCCTTTGAAAAGAGGGATGTTCAGTTTGAATGATTTCGGCAAATTGGAATCAACCACCTGCGAGTAGTTGTCAACTTTGCTGCCGTTTTCCTCCTTGCTGCGCTCAATGTCTTGGTTTACCTTTGCTTTGAAATTCTTCAAAGTAGATACAAGCATCATATTCTGTGACTTGTCAGTAAAGAAAGCACGGTGCATTTTGATGAACTTAGATAACTTGATGGGCTCCCATTTCTTTTCAACGTTGATACCAAACTCCTGCATTTCTTTTGAAGGCTGCAAAATACCGTTGATTTCAGTCTGATAGTAGTTGGTTTCATCAATAGTTAATGCTAACCCCATCTTATCACGATTTACAATGATATTGGTCGCTTTCTGGTTAATCAGTTCGACACGTTTCTCCAACCATCTGAGAGGTGCATCTATCGTTCCATTGATAACTACTCTTTCCTGTTCTTTCGGGTCAAGTGCTACGGGTGCTTCACCTTCACGCAATACTACTTCGATAGGTTTGCCGTTATAGTCTTTCGGCACAACCAAGTTAATTTTGTTTTCGCTCATGATTCTGTTCCTGTTTTACGGTTAATACTGAATACTGTCTTCTGCATTTCTTGCGGCATAATCGGGCGGCTATAAACCAGCTCACCCAACTTGTTATAGAATCCTGCCATCTTTTCCTCATGGTAAAGGATTTTGGCGCATTCTTCATTTTCTACAAACTCTGAACCTCTCTTGATATGGTCCAAGAGTTCTTGCTTTTCTTCATTCAAAGGTTTCAGGCGTTCTTTGAACTCTTCCATAGCCTCTTTCTTTTCAATCTCAATATCATTGATTGTAATTGATACCTCGGCTAATGTTTCTTTCTTTTGCGCCAATTCTTCGGGTGTGAATCGGTGGGTATAACCGATTTTCTCTACTGCATCGGCATTATCCTGAAGGAACTGCCAACGTTCCTGTTCAAGGATTTCTTGTCCTAAAAATTTGTCCATAAACGATATGATTTATAAATTATTCATTGTAAAATTCAGTTACAAAACTGTTAGTTTCCCTTTGAAGGCGATTCATCAACTCGCGCACCATTTTACCCTTACTAAAGACATCATGTTCGTGATACTTCATTGATGGGAATACGAGAGTAAAACATAGCGTCATTCCGTTTTTATCCCATCCACCTAAAGTAGCCCCGGATTCACTCGTTTTTATTCCGTACTCAATTCGTGCATCTTCTACTTCCTCAAGGGCTTTATCATCTACGTTGTACTTTTGCCATACGTCCCAATCGTAAATAGCAGTTGCCAGCTTATCTACAAAGAAGGGGACTGCCTCTTTTTTTAATCTGTACTTTTTCATATAAATTCTTGATTTCTTTGTATTTCCTGCTGGGCGTATATCAGCATTTGATGTTCATTTGCAGCCGGCAGATAGATACCTGCCACTGATGCACTCCAGTTACGAAAACGGTCAATACTCAAAGTCATTTCACCTGTTGTCAGCTCGGCAGAACTGCGCAAATAGGTTACTTCATTGCCTTTCTTGTTGACCGTCTTTCTCTCAAACAAATCACGGTTGCAAGTCCTCTTATAAAAATCAATTTTTGCTTCGTCGAGACTGCAACCGTACTCACTACCGAAATACCCTAAAAGAAGATGCAAGTAGCTGTTTTGGGCAAGCGTGCGGTTAGGTAGTTTCTTTTTCACTTCCACAATAGCCTTTTGCTTATATAATTGATTTACATACTCTTTAAACCTATCATGTTCAAAAGAATTATTTAGGTTAAATATCATATTTATACCTCCATATATAATTATATGCACTTTTAATATGTCCTCGACAACATTGAGATATAGTTTTAAGATTATAGCCATTTTTTAATGCCGCAATCGTTGCAGATGGATACTGATTTAATAAATTTCCACTCCTATCATACTGCAATACTACCTTCTGTTGAGATTCTGCTTGTTTCTTTCTACCGCTACCATAATTTGTATTATAGGCACAAGAGCACCATTCCAAATTAGAAACCATATTATTCTTCTTATTTTCATCTATATGATTAATTACAGGTAAATTAAATGGATTAGGTAGAAAGGCTTCGGCAACAAGTCGATGAATATTTTTCTGTTTTAGTTTATTTTCTTTCGATAAACTTACAGATAAATATCCATTTCTTACAACTTGCTTTAACATACGACCTTTGTATATCCTTTGTTTTCCTTTATACCTATATCCAACAGTTCTATCAACTGAACGTATCTGACCATAATTAGACACTTGGTATAACTCTTCATATCCTTTTACATCTTTCCAAATTTCTTCCATATATTCATTCTTCAAGTCGAAAATCATACGCTAAAATGGCAAATCGTCCTTGGGATTACCATTCGCATCAACAGGAGGCGGAAAATCCGGCAGTTGTTGATAGGTAGACTGTGGCGTCGGCTGCTGAACAGGCTGTTGTGCAGGTGCAGTTTGGGGAGGTTGTGATACACCACCACGTGCCTCTATCTTATAACATCGAATGGATGCCATACGTTTAAGTTCTCCATCCAAGTTCGTCCACGAACGACCTTGTAAGACAAATGATACAGTAACAACATCACCCTGATTAAAGCGGTCAAGTTCTGCACACTTATCGCCTGAAAACTCTAAGGGAATAATGTTTTCATACTCGCTACGCTCTCCCGTATAAGGGTCGTAAGTAGTAGCATCTAAAATAAACTCCCGTTTTGTAAATGAGGAACCACCGTTTTTGGATGGTATTTGAACGGTTTGTCCAATTTCGATTATCCGTCCGGTTATTTGGTTTGCCATTAATTTTCTCCTCCAAAAATCTTTTTATCGGTTATAAGTTCTCTGTTTTCTTCCAAGAACCGGATAAACTCCTCACAATGATTAGTAAGAATAGGAATATCACGTTCAGGATTGAAAACGTATGTTTCTGTATAGGTATCTACCACATAACCGCCTTTGTTGAACTCTACAATGTTATACTCAAATATCCGTACATCAGACCCATTCTGCATAAGAGCATAAGGATAAACTAAATGCTGGTGGTGATCTTTGAACTTTCCCACGGTATAACTACCGGTTGTTTTGATGTCGTGAACACTGGTAGGCATCAGTTCGTCAATCAGACCATAAACCAATACACTACCGTATGCAGTAGGCAAGATGGCTTCTACTCTTTGTTGGGTTAATGCTCCTTTGTAGTAGTTGGCAAACTCGCGGCAAAGGTCAATGTGAAAAGTGAAAGTGCGATTGTTGTAAACAGCTTTTATCCCGTAAAGTTTTCCGTCATCGTGATATGCCTTGCTAATTTCCATTATAGAAGATTTACGGTTCTCAATCATACAATCAATTATCTCCCCAAAACATGTTCCTCTATCAGCTTTTTCGCTATCGAAAGGTACTCTATTTATCCTATCAATAAGAGATTGGAATTGTTTTTCTCTGAACTCATCTTCATCGCATGGAGGATTGTCAGAAAAAGCATAATATTTTTGATATATCTTATCACTATCTATATAATTTTGATAAGAATCTAACAATGTTGGGTATAGTTTGTAAGATATTTTACTCATTCTCATATCTCCATTTGTAACCACCTGCTGTAAGATGGCTTTTTCTACCTATACAGCAACTGATAATATTAGCATTATTAATACCCGTTTGTCTTTCAGCCTCTTTAGCACTTTCAAATGTATTTATTGATGTACCATCCTCTCGGCACTGAACAACGGCTTTTGACATCTTCGGGTGATTTATTTTCTTTTTGCTAAACCGTTCGTTTCGTGTTCCGTAATTAGCATTATATCTCCATGTACACCATTCCAAGTTAGAAACTGAATTATTGCTTTTAACTTCGTCTTTATGATTTACACATGGAAATTTTTGCGGATTAGGGATAAACGTTTCAGCGACAAGTCTATGAAGAGATTTATATTCAACTTGTTGTTGCTTCCATAATGATATTCGTAAATATCCACTCCATATTTTATTAGGCTTAATTATCTTTCCTATTATCTTTCTAAAATTACCATACCTGCTTTTAATAAGCCTATCTAAAGAGCGAACTCTACCAAGGGTACTTACTTGATAGAGTCCTTCATAACCTTGAATGTCTTTCCAAATCTCATTAGGCTGCTGCATCTGAGTAGATTTTAGTTTCCTTATTGAATACCAGTCCCAAAGCCTTTACCTTTGCAGCAAACAAACTTCTCGCCATCATCAAAGAACTACCAACGTGTTCAAACTCATTGATATGTGAAGCGAACTCATTAGCGGAGTTGGCATCGGTGATAAATTCAATGCTTTCTTTTATTTCTTCTATCACCTTGTCATACTTTTCCTGCGCTTCCTTCTTGGCAGCAAGCATACCCAAATACGAATTGATTATCTTGGCGGTGATAAAGTCGTTCTTTGCGGTTGGATTACCATTCTTGTCAAGGATGGTAGGAACTTCCATCACTGAAGGAAGATTGCAAGTATTCTTACCGTCATTTCTTGAAGTTGGGTCAAAAGTGATAGTACGTCTTTGGACGCCTCTTTCGCTTTTCATTTCAAGATAACCGAGCAAATCCAGTTCAGTAACGATAGAGTTGTAGGATTTTTCACGCAATGCAGGGATAAACACCGTATCATCACCTTCTTTTCTTGTGTCGCGATGGGCAACGAAAATGATGTGCTTGTTAAGCCCCGAAAGTGTTCGTGTCATCCATGAAAACTCTGCATTGATACCGCTCCAATCACGGATGGACGGCTGGCGGGTTCCACACTTGTGAGTAATGATGAAGTCCATCATCTTGCCGATGGTATCTACTACAATGGTCTGATAAGCGGACAAGTCCTCTTGAAGAACTTGCTGAACATCGCTCCATGAAGTGACCTGTACCGTGTCTATATTCTCCAAGTGCGCCATGTTCATGCGCTTCACGCCGTTATCGAAGTCCAACAGCAGCGGTTTCGGTGCGCTCAATGCTACCGTACTCTTTCCCATTCCGGCTTGACCGTAAATCATCATCTTCACGGTGGTCGGGATAACTAATTCATTACTTTTCTTAATTAAACTCATGATTATAAATATTTTAGATTTGTATTATTCTTACAATGACCATTTAGCTTGTTCCGCAATGTAACTGGATGAATCCCTATGTCTTTAGCACAATCCAATGCACAATTCCATATTTTCCCAGTTACAACATCTGTCACCTTTTTTGCTGCCGGACCTTTTCCTCCTTTAAAATCTTTAATACCGATTTTAAAAGAATGCTTTATGTTTTCAGAATTAGTACACCACTCTAAATTCTCAACCCGGTTATCTGTTTTGACACCATTGATATGGTTCACTTGTGGCTTATGTTCGTGATTGTCTATAAACGCCGATGCAACAAGCCTATGAGCCATAATTTTCTTTTCAATGCAATTTTTAGATAATGTATATCGTACATATCCGGATTTGGTGATAATAGGCTTTTGGATTTTACCATAACGTCCTCTTAACCTTCCACTGCTACTTATTTGGTATAAACCCTCATATCCATATACATCCTTCCAAGTCTCGCTCATAATCGTAAATTTTATAGGGTTATTTGTTCAGATATTTACTCATTTTAAAAGCATTAATAGCGGATTGTATCTCGAACTTGGAATATATGATAGGAGAATTTCTGGATGAGCCTTTTCTTTTCTTATGCACCAATCCTTCTTTCTCTAACTTTTCCAAAAAGTTAGGTTCATACCCAAGTGTCTTTAACCATCTGAACGCTTCTCTTTGCTTGATTTCATCAGATACAGGAGACCGTTTCTTCTCACTGGCAGCTGCACCAAGCTCCGCCATGTCCATGCAGATATTTTTAAATTCAAATAATTCAAGTCTTACCTCCATACCGTCCAGTTCTTTCAATTCGTTCAACTCTCGTTCTTCGTCCCCTTCTCATATCGCCCTGTTCGTGATAGAGCGAAAAAGAAAAGATGCACAACAGGCAGAAAGCAACAGCCGACCTAATAGTAGGTGAAAAGTCCATCGTGAACTTCATACCAGCTATTCTCTCATATAGCATGGTTGCCAGTTCTCTGCCGTTCCTTACGTTCAAAATCTCAAAAGCTCTTTGCAGTTGGTTGTTTATCGTGCTGACCGCTCGGCATTTGAGGTTTGCAATTTCTTTTTTCTCATACCCTTGTGCATACATTCGTGCCGTAATCTCGCATTCAGGTGTAAGTTCATTAAAAACTCTCTTCATAATCGTGTAAGTCAGCTGATTAATAATTGCGAATAACCTCAATATATCCGGCTTCCCTGTTAGTGTCCACCGAATACAAAGTTTGCTTCTTGTCTATTATCCGATCAATCCTTGCCAGCCTGTTAAGATCAGCGGTACACCTGCGAAGCTGTCCGGCAAGTTTGTCGCTAAAGTCAAAGCTGATTCTGTCATTCTTCTTTTTCAGCTTTTTCTTGATTTCTGTTCTTTCTTTCAGTTCTTTTGCCATAAGAGTAAAATTTAATTAATGATTCGTGGATGGTAAGGGAATCGACCCCCTCTCAATCGTGCCAATTGTTTGCGCAATACGAAGCTCTAACCGATAAGCTAACCATCCGATTAAAAAAGGTGCACTATCCTCACGGACGGCACACCCAGTACAAACACAATATAAAACACGAATATCTAATCTATTATCAGAACAATGCTTTTAACCGCATTTTTGAAATGATCAAACTTCTGTTTCAAATCACTCCAAGATTTATACCATGTATTTTTCTCTTCAGCTAATTTCTCGTTAGCCTCTTCCAGTTCCTGCACACGCCTTACTAAATCTTCATGCGTCATGCCTCTTAATTCTTCCACTGTCATAATCGTATAAGTTTAAAACATCGTTAAAAAGGTAGGAGTCGAACCTACTTCTTGTAAGCTAAATGAATATATAAATTAGAATATAAGTTAATACCAACAATTAATTGCTTACACGCATTCCAACAATGCTACTTCATAAATTACCGCCCGGCTGGTTTACAAGGTTATTGTGCACTCATACCCATGCGCCTTGTGCCGGATTTGAGGTCTACCTTTTAGCGGTATTACAATTTGTCATTTATTTCAACTCTTTATAAGAGATTCTTATTAGAAAAGCACATCCGGCACATATAACACCCATTATAGTGACAGAGAATATTTTCATAGGACTGTAAGTAGTGATAGCCCCGTAAAGCATACCGGCAGCGCATATACTAACCAATATGGATAAAATGAATTGGACTGTTTTCATAATCGTATAAATTAGTTGGCTCCCCTGAACCAATTCGATTGGCAACATCACGTTATTGTCAGGGGATTTTCTTAATTTTGAGGTGTCAAATCTAAAAATCAAGAAATATGAAACAGTTTATTGAAATTCCCCAAGGGGAAGAGATTGTATTGATTAATGTAAATCACATTTCAGCCATTGAGACTGTCACATTCGGAGAAAAACAACTATGTAAAATTTATGTATCTACTCCCCATCAACGGGATGGTTGGGTTGCTGAGACTGGATGCCTAATAATCCAATCCAATTTTTCACTCTCTCATCTTCGCCAGCTGATAGAAGAAGCTCTTTAGAGGTCTTACCGTCAAGGATGAACTCTACCCAGGCTTGAACGGCTTGGGTAGTTGAGTGTGTGCCTACTTTCAGAAGAAGCTCTTTGCGTAACTTCTGTTCTTTTCTTTTTCTGAAATACTGAAGTATTCTTTTAATCATCTTTCTTCTCTATTTTCTGAACGTGAACCAACCTAAACATTTCGCTAGTAGTGTCTGAGAATAACATATTCAAATCGTAACTATTCGGAGTAAATAGCCTAAGCATCTTCTTGAACTCTACAATGTTGCCATACATATCCCACACACCACGCACTTTAACACCTTTCATAATCATAGTGCCACTAATTGCTACTACGGTTGTTTGCGTTATGTCCCTTATAATCCGGTCTATCTTAACAGGTAGCCCGGCAAGCACCGCATAATCCTTATTATTAAGGAGAGAATCAAAATCAAACTCTTCTTGATTTAATTCTTGGAAAATCATTAAATTACTTGTATCCATAATTTCAAAACATTATTATTGGTTTTCTTTTTTCTTCTCTTATGTTGTTATTAAACTTATATGTGTTGCGGTTTTTATAACGTTTAATCCGTTCTTTAATCCACATCTTTATATATTCATGCTCTAATATAGCGTAAATGGCACTACCAATAATAAAAGCGATTAGTGCCGAAATTGCCACCACCCCAGTTACAAAAACAAAATGAATCCATAGTGGATATTTATCAAAATAGACCCCTCCAATTTTATAAGAGTCTGGTATATTACCCATGATTAAGAATAACATAAAAACGAATGTACAAGAACCAATGGTAATGGAAATACCTTCTTTCATAATCGTGTAAATTAAAGTTTGTGCCTGTACCCTAATCGAATAGTAGAACCGTATTTCAGTTCAGTACAAGCTATATCTAGACCTTTCAGCGATACTTGTGCCTAACCAAGCATACTCATCACACTAAAGACAAATTGGCGTGCTGAAAGTAAAAATCATTTCAAATTCATATAGCCTTACCACCGTTCACCGCATTTCTGCTATGGCGGCTTCTATATTTCGTTATCTTTGGTTGACCTAAAACGGCTTATAGTATTACACCGTAAAGGCTTTTACAGGCTTGTCAAAGAACTAATCAATAGTACCCTACCCGATTCTCGCTATCGGTTGCCGTTCAATCCGTCTGTAGGGCTGTCGTGCGTTGCATAATCGTGTATTATGCGTATCGGCTGATACCTTGTACCCGGCATAGAGCATCGTAGTCCATGCCATCATCTTCACAAGTTTCAAAACCTTTTAAGGCATCTTCCAAACTGTCTATCTCATCCGTTATCAACTGGATAGCTTCTTTTTTGCTATCAGCATTGAACATCAGGCAGACAGCCTCTTCATCATTGTTATGGGCAGCCTCTAAATCTTTATAAAGGCTATCCAACTGCTGGTTAATCGTGTAAGCATTCATATCCATATCTTTTATGCGATTGACATCAGATTAGCTTTTTTGAAGCATCTGAATTCTTGGCGTTCAGTATCATAGTAAGTCTGGACGGTATCATTCTTTTTTCTGTTGTCAGTACCAGTAATGGCAGGCATCAGCTTTTCATTTAGTGTACCGTATGCCTCACGAACGGAACCGTCCACTTTTTTGAAGTAGAACTTCACTATCTTCTTTTTCATCTCACCTTTCAACTTCAAGTTAGCCCAAGCGACCTTCATTGCTTCGCTCATGGTGTAGCCATTACGCTTAACGAACTGCCAAGCAAGGCTCATTACTTCGTGTAAAAATTCTCTTGTTCTCATAATCGTGTATTTTAATATGTTTATACTATTTATTTGCATCAATCCGTTTTGCATCTTTGTATCGTGATTGATTGATGATGCAAATGTAACAACAACTTGCGTAATATGCAAGCAAAACTATACAAAAATGCAAGTTATTTGCAAAATAATCTACAGTATATTGATTATCAAGCGATTAAAAATATCTATATTTAAATTATATATGAAAGAGAATGAAGTTATTAAAAATATTATCCAAATACGTAATTTACAAGGAATTACAAAACGGAGTATGGCAGAGGCATTAGATATTAACGAAGCCTCTTATGGGAGAATTGAGAGTGGTAAGATTGCATTGGCGTATAGTATGCTTGCGAAAATTGCAAGTGTATTCAATCTTTCAGTGGTTGATGTTATCACTTATCCAGATAAGTTTGAAAAAAAAGAAATTATAGGGGAAGAGCCAGTTGAAGCTATCCTTCAGATTAAACTCAAAAAAGACAAAAAAGACCAAGTATTAAAACTTGTGTTTGGTGATAACAATATTGAAATATTAAATAAGTAATGGAAAAAGCCCATTTGTTTATTGGATGTTCTGTTGGTTCGCTTCCTTTTGCACGAGCCATTTCGGATGATTTGCAATTTGATTTCGATGTTAATATATGGTGCCAAGATACATTTAAGCTAAATCATACCACATTAGAAGATTTAATGTCAGAACTTGAGGATGCGGATTTTGCATCTTTTGTGTTCTTGCCGGAAGACGAATTAAATAAGAAGAACATCGTAAAACTTTCAGTAAGAGATAATGTTTTATTTGAGTATGGATTATTTTTAGGGAAATTAGGAAAAGATAGGGTTTCGTTCTGTACTATATTGAATGCAGAAATGCATCTCCCGACAGATTTGTTAGGCGTTGAGTGTGGGAGATTTCAATATCCATGCAAAAATCTTCAATCTTCAGTTTCACATTATTGCAATGCTATAAGAAAGCAAAAAGAAAAATTGGGTGAAAACTATTTGATGTGCAATAAGAGAAATGAAGTAAAAAATATCATAGACAATACAAATGAGTCTGATTTCTACTTAGCTAATTTTGGAGACAAAAGGAGTGATATTATATCCAAAGCGAAGAAAAGGCCTGATACTGAACGTGGCAACTATGATATGTATGCTATAAATAAATATGTAGATAGGTATTATTATTATCATTCCGATATTTTCTATAAAGGAGAAACAATAGAATCGTATCAATTAGCTCTTTTCCCACAACTTATTCTTTGTTGTTTAGGTGATTATAGAAAACGTATCACAGAATTAACGGACAAATATGGAACTCCCATAAATAGCAATATAGATATTTACTCGTTTAATAATTCTAATGGAGATTATACCAAGAATGACGATTTCATGATTGGGCAAGAGATAATGAACGGATTTAAAGAGTTTTGTTACCAGTTTAAATATAATAAAATGGTCATTACTTGTGTTCTTTCTAAGCTAAAGAACAAAACTAAAACATCAATCTACTCATACTCAATAACTACTATTTACGAAAAAGAATAACAGCAAGCTAAATATCTAAAATTATGATTGACTTTCTAACCATCATACTCCTAATATTCGGAGTATTACAAATTATTCTCTTCTTCAAAGTATGGGGAATGACAAACGACATCAAAGATATAAGGAACAAGTATCTCAAAGACGAGGATGAGAAACAAAGAAAAAACACAGAGCATGACGCTATAACCAAAATAAGTGGCGGTTCCAAACCAACAATATAAGCCGGGCATCATTTCCCGGCTTTAACATGAAAATCTCCTTTGTTTCAACATTGTTTCAACATCAAACGAAAACGAAAAATATAAATAGGTGACAAACAGCAGATTAAGAAGTAGAAAAAATTAGCCAGATGAGCTAATACCCCGAGAAATAATAACGATGCAAAGATACATAGAAAATCAATAATACAAAGCTTTTGGGAAAGTTTTTTTTCATGTGAACAAAAAATTTATTTGCCACTTTTACTCCAAAGAGTTACTGTTGCGTGAAATTGTTAACCAATAGCTGACCAAGTTTAATAGCATAACAAGCGGATAACCCCAATTTGTGACAAGTCGGAGCTATCTAAATCATAAGTTAAAAGTTATTATGAAAAATCATTGTTGTATCAATACTATACCCCATCGGCATAATAACAGTCACAATAGTTACACGAACACCAAAGGGATCCCCACAGAAAGCTTCATTGGGAATACGGTGTATTTAGCTATGAATAACAACTATATGTCAAGAATGGATAGGATCGGAAAAAAGTCATACTGAAGCATCTTAGTAAAAGAACAATCATCGTCCTATCAAGTGCTACCCGGCATTATCTATATCAGTCCGGCAAAAGCATGAAAGGAGAAATATACCGAATATCCTAGAAGAGAAAGAAATATTCATGTCCGCCAATAACAAATCCACCACAAATACAACCAAGGGTTGCTGCTATTAACGGCTACGTACCATTTCAATTACAGCACTGTATTTCACAACTCTATGATTGGCAGGGCAAAAAAAGATGTAAAAATTGCATTAAACCTCCTCTATCGGCTTGGACCAAACTTCCTCTTTCGTTTCTTTACACATTACGGAAATAGTTCCTCCAACAAAATCCTTCACATATCCTTTGCGTTCAGCCAACATATCTTCCGCCATTCTAATGGCCTTAGCCTTATCTTTCAATGAAAATCCTTTATTAGCAAAATCATTACCTTCTTTAAAATATATATCATAAGTTTCCATTGTATCACCTTTTTAAATTTGAGTGGCAAAGATAAAACCTACAATTATTATGCACAAGAGATTTCTTAATTATTTTTCGAATATTGTCAAGAAACAATTTAACTAAAAAAATTCCCGACTTATCACAAGCCGGGAATTCATGTAAAAGCACTATTATAAATATACTAA